ACGGTGATGGAGGCTGCGTTCGTCGTGAAGTCCGTGATGTCTTCCAGTTCGACCCATGAGACCTGCGTCGTGGCGCCGGAGGACGTGCCGCCTGCGTTGACACCGATCGCAGTGCGCGATGTGACGTAGGCGCTGGTTGCCGCCGCAGTCAGGATTTCATCGCCCGTCCGCGTGTATTCAAGCGTCAGCCAGCCGTCTGCAACCGTGAAGGTGTTATCGACTGCCCCGCTATCGAACCCGACGCCCGCATAGGTGCTGTCAAGATACCGGAACCCGACTTGAACGCGGTTGTCCGTGCCATCAACAGTCGTGCGCACCCGCCCCCGCACGCGGTATGTCCGCCCGCTGACAACGGGCAGGTAGCCCTTGTGCCGGAAGTTTGATCCCGCCGTGAACTGGCGCACATCGCCCTCGTTGGCGACTGCGACAACGGTGCCCGCTCCGAGATCCGCAATAGACGCAACCGAGCCTGCGGCAACAGCGGAGAAGTCCGTGGCAATCGCAGGCCGCGTTGGTAGCGCCTGCTGCCGGATCGAACTGACCGCAGCCGTCAGCGTCGTGATGCTCGTCGCGTTCGCGCTGTCGCCGCTCGCCCGCGCAGCCGATTCCGTGGTGATCGCGGCGGCGTTCGTCACAATGGCCGCTTCGGCAGTGTCCAGATCGCTCTGCACGGTCGAGACCGTCGCAGTGAGCGAAGTCAGCGCCGAGGCTTCCGCCTTCGTGGCGTCCAGATCCGCCACCGCCGTCTCGAGCGACGTGATGTCGGCTGTGACGGTCGTCAGCGTGGAGGCAGACGACGCAATCCGGGGGTCCGTGATCTCGACCCATGCCGAGCCTGACCAGCGATAGAGCTTGTTGTTGTCGTCCGTGTCGATCCAGAGGTCGCCCGTTGCCGTAGCCGTGGGCGCTGTCGTTTGCGAGAACGTGCGGGCCTTGGTCGAGACCGTCGCGCTCAGGCTGGAAACGCTGCTGGCCGTGGCATACGAGCCCTCAACCGTCACGAGCCGCGCGTCGATAGCCGAAGCCGTGGCCTCAACCGTGTTGATGTCACCCTCTGCGGTCGTCACGCGCGCCGTGAGCGCCGTCACATCCGAAGCAATCGCCGTGTCAGCCGTCGCCCGCGTCGTCGCCTCGCTGGCCACAGCCGCGGCCGCATCGCTCGCAACCGTCGCATCTGCCGCTTCAAACGCCGCTGTCAGCGTCGTGCTCAGCGTTGCGTTCGCGCTCGCCGCATCCGCTGCCACAACCGCGTCCGCCGCAATGTACGCTGTCGAGAGCGTTCCGTCCGCCGCCGCAAACTCGGCGCGGATGTCGATAAACTCCTGCGCCAAGCCCTCAACATTGTCGAACCGAACCGTCAGCTCGCCCACTTCGCCGGTCGAGTAGTTCGTGACCGTGATGAACCCGTCATCGTCCAGCGCCAGCGCAAATTCCAGCCCGCTTTCGGACGCAATCACCAGCGACTTGCCCCGCCCGAGCCGCAGGTCCGACCGCCGGTCATGCTTCTGCAACAGCTCGTCATCGACCTGCTGGCGGTAGCGCTGTTCGTTCTCTTGCTGGTACTGCCCCGGCGCGGTCTCACGCGGCATGGGCTGGACCGAGGGCCGTGTCATCTCAGCCCGCCCGCCCGCAGCTTGACCCGGAACGTGCCGACCCGGCCGCCATCATTGGCATTGACCAGCCGGTGCTCAATCGAGACCTGCCGCCCCGTGAACCGCGCACCGGTAGGGTTCGCGCTCGTGAACGGGCCGAACGTGGTCTCCGTGCTGTTCGGATAGAGCCGGGCGTGCAAATAGGTCTGCACATCGCCTGCCGTGCCCTCGTCAGGGATCAACATGTCCCCGTACATGACCTGCTCGCCGTCACCGATTTCCAGCGGGCCTGAGCGGGCGTAGATCGTGCCGGCGCCCGTGCGCGTCTCACCGATCTCATGGCGCCACAGCTTGCCGTCTGAGCCCATCAGCAGCGGATTGGCAAACCCGTTGCCCGGCCCGATCCCGCAGGTCCGCACGATCGCGTGCAGCATCCAGGTCCGCTCGGCGTAATTGTAGACCACCGCATGGCTGTTCTCGGTCGCGGAGCCCTTGGCATAAAGCCACCAAACTTCGTTATGCTGCGGGAAATGCACCGCGTAGACCTTGGCCGCATAGGTGCGGTTCAGGCCCCGCGTAGCTTCTTCAGCCGAGCCGAACACATCGTCATGGATCTCGCAGGGCACTTCCTGCACCCCGCCGCCTGACGACATGAAAAACTTGTCCCGGCCCATCCAGTACGCCACGTCATCGACCACAACCACAGCGTTGCGAGACACGATCCCGCAATCGGAGCCGATCTGCGTGAACCCGTAGACCAGCGGCTGGTCAAGATAACGCGCGAGATGCGCGTCCTCGGTCGTCAGGATCAGGATGCCGCCCCGGATCTTGCGCCCGGTCTGTATCTCGCCGGCCGATTGCAGCGGGAAGTCGCCGGCATAGCTCTGCGCGGTCGGCGTCCAGTCGCCATAGGCGTCAATATCGCACCATTGCACCAGCCGCGGGTCACCGCCCGCGCCGAACACCATCAGGATGCTTTCCTGCGTCACCACGAGGCTCGTGGCCGTCGGTGCGCCGCTCTGCGTGATGGCGACCAGATCGCCCGGCAACCAGGTCCGAACCAGCCCCTCGTCGTCATTGCACAGGAACAGCCGCTGTCCCGCATTGTCGATCGACCATTGCGAGGTGTCGGCCTGCGAAGTCATGCCGCTCGGCGTGATCGTTGTCGGCGTGCCGGACGTTGAGACCACCCGGATCGCGTCCCGGCTGGCAAGCGCCACGCGGCCGACTGCCGAGATGTCTAGCCAGCTATGGATTCCGCGCACCGTGGCCGCGCTCAGCGTCCCCAACTCGCTCCACCCGCCCACCGGGCCTGACTTGCCCCGCGCCCAGCGCCAGAGGTTTGCCTCAAAGAACCGGCCAGCCGTCTGGTATTCCGTCCCCATCCGATAGAGGCCGGGCGGAAACTCCAGCTTGGCAAGCATCAGACAGCCGTCACCGATGGGCTGACGTTCATGCCGCTGATCTGGGCCACGATGTCGCGCTCATTGAGCGAGGCAATCGCCGCCCCGAACTTCGCCTCGTATTGGCCGGCGCGGGCATCGTCTTTCAGGAACAGGTAAGCGTGATAAAGCGTGCCGTAGAGGTAGACATGCGGATGATTGAGCTGGAGCCAGTTCGTTGTGTTCGAATCCGAAAGCGCCGGCACGTCTCGCCGGTAGCGCACGATGGCGCTTGAGCTTGTCGGAGGCCAGAAAACGAACTCCTCCCCGACCATTGCATAATACTGCGGCGCGCCAGAGACATCAGGGCGGCGCGCTTCCAATTGCTCGATACCTTCGGGCAAAATCCGCCCGTAGGGCGTCACGGCTAGGCGCATCGACTGCACGCTCTGAAGCGCCGCAGGGATGGTTGCCACGCCGTCTGTGATGGTCAGCGTCTCGCGGATGCTCATCTCGCGGGTCTTGAGCCTGTCCGACGCCTCACCCTCCGCGAGCCGGATGAAATCGACGATGTTTGATGTCAAGTCCGTCCGGTTAAGATCGGCGGCAATGTGCGCTTTGAAATTGGCGTAGGTGTCAAGAGCCATCAGACTTTCCAGTTCGACGTGCGCAGCTTGTAAAACTCATTGCTGTTCAGCCGGCGGACCACTTCACGCGCCGCGTTCTCGTCGTGGAAGTTGATGCCCGCTTCGTTCTTCCACTGCTCGATGACGACCAGCGGGATGCGGCCAATGTGCCGGAACGTCTTGTCATGCGACCAGCCGTCAGAGGCGTTCTGGACCGCAACGTTGGCGTCCAGAATCGGCGTCACGTCCTGCTCGGCGCCGATATGCGTGTCCCCGTTCTCGTCTTCGCGCAGATACCAGTTGATGCCCGCTTCCGACCGAAGCAGGAAATCGTCACGCGAGAAGCGGCTCATCAGTCGATCTCGACGAAGTGGCGCTTCTCAAGGTCTTCCGCGACCTTGATGGGCAGCACGATGATGTCGTTGCGGCTGTAGCGCTCATTGCCATTGCCGGTGAAGATCTGACCGTCGCCAACCTTCGTGACACGGCACTTCACCGTTCCGGCCTCAACGGTGGTGACCTCGGTCACTTCCGGCTCAGGCGCTTCCATCGCGGCGTCACCGATCGCCTTCTCAAGGTCTTCAATCGTCATGTCCGGCGTGACAGCGACCTTCGCCTTCTTCGCCTTCTTGACCAGTTCGGCCCGAAGGGCTGGGGTTTCGTCAGTCATCCGTGTTCTCCATAGAAAAGGGCCGCCCCGGTTAAGGGACGGCCCGGATTGTCAGCCCGCTATCAACTGGATGTCAAATCCGCGATGATCCCGTGGGCCTTCTGGTTCTGCACCGCGAGCGTCTTCTCACCGAGGATGTGGCGCTTCTCGTTGTCACCGGTTTTCGCCAGCTTCTCTTCGAAGATCGGGCGAAGCGTCGAGACACCGACATACTCATGGTCAACGATCAGCACATCGCGGGACAGGCCGTAGGCAACGGGGACTGTCACCAGCATCCCGAAGTCGCTCATGTAGGCATCGGCCGCGCCGTAGATCGTGGCCTGTTTCTGGCCCGACACTTCGTTGCGGATTTCCGAGATGCCAGCGAAGCCCGAGAACACGCCCTTGTGGAACGCGGACATGTACATATGCCGGCGCTTGGCCTCGCCCGAGTTGTTGAAGATCGACTGCATCACGGTCTTGACCTGGTCCTCAGCAAACGCGCGCTGCGTGCCGTTGGTGGCCGCAGTGACGATGTTTGGCGAGACAGCCGCGAAGCCGCCATTGGAGCCACCGCCGCCGCGCGAGACGTTGGAGGTGAGCCATGCCGGCAGGCCAGCGGCCAGACGGGCGTCGGAGCCGGACTCGCCGCGGCTTGCGCCGTTGCGAAGGAAGATCAGCTCGAAGTCGCGCTTCACTTCGATGCCCTTCAGGGCACGATGGCGAGCGATTTCCGACTTGCGGCCGGCCTTGTTGACGACTTCCTGAGTGCCCGAGACGACGAAAGCACGCTTCTTGATCTGCGTGTGATTGCCGACGCGAACGGTCACGTTTTCCTGATAGGTGCCGGTGTCGTCACCTTCCAGCTCGCCGTCACCGTTGGGCGAAGCGAGGTCTTCGAGCTGCCATTCGACATAGGTCGCAGTGGCTTTCGGGCCTTCACCGGCGTTCGAGGTGAACGGGGTCTTTTCCGGAGCAACGCGCTCCAGGATTTCGGTAAGCTGCTCGCGGTTGCCCTTCTGAGTCAGCGTTGTTGCGGTATTGCTTGGGGCGGCCATAGCCGGGTCTCCTGATGAAGCCGGTCAGTCGAGGTCTTGCAGCAAGTTGATGGCGAGGCTCGTGGAGCCTGTTTTCCGGAACTGCTGCACAACGTCTTTTGACACGGCACGTTTTGACGAGGACGCAGCCGCACCTGCCCGCACGGGCTTGGCGTTCGACTTTGCGTCCGGTTTCGGGGTGAGTGCAGGCGTCTTCCCGGCTTTGACCATCTGATCGTACCTCATGGCCTTGTAGGCCACGATCGCGTCAGCGGCGCCGATCCAGCGGATTTCGTCCTCGCCGTAGCCAAGGCCTTTCACGTACTCGAACAGCGGCTTCCAGACCTTCTCGGGGGCGTCCGGTTTCAGGAACTCGGGGGCGCCTTTGACGGGGTCTGCGGCCAACTCCTTCAGGAGCTTGGTCTGCTCATCGACGTGGGTGCTGAAGGTGGCTTCACGTGCCTGCGCTTCTTGTTGGCGCAGCGTGAAAACCTTCTTTTGGGCTGCTTCGGCTTGGGCTCGGTACTGGTTGTATTCAGCCGGCGAAACCTTGGCAGCGAGCGCCACCCAGTCCACCTGCTGCCAATCGGCCAGCTCCTTCTCCGCTTCAGGGATTACCGTGCCAAACGTCTCGAGAACGCGGTCAAGCTGCTGTCGCTGGGCTTGGGTCTGCTTTCGGTCTTCGGCAAGGGCCTGCGTTTTGCGCGTGTAGTCAGCAACCAGCGCCTTGTCGTGCTTCAGGAGCATTTCCTGCGCCGCACGTGGCAAGGCGGCGAACGCCGCACGCTCTTTCTCGTCCAGAAACTGAGGGGCTTCGATGGCCGTTTCCGGTTCGTCGCTTTCCTCTTCCTCGCCAGCGTCGGGGTCCGTCTCCGGATCGTCGCCGTCTTCACCTGCGTCGGCCTGGAACTCCGCCTCCGCATCAATCTCTTCGTCCTGCTCTTCCTCCGGCAGGCTGGCATCGGCCTGCGCTTCGTCGGAGATGTCCTCTCCCGACAATGCCGCAATGGCCGATTCTACAGACAGTGATTTATCGCTCATTTTCGATTGATCTCCATGTTGATCTGGATCGAGATTTCATCAGCCACGCGGGCCTTGGTCGCTGCCAGACGGCGCTCAGCGTCGCCGCCCTCTGTCAGGTCTGCCGCGGTCAGGATCTGGTCCGCCCACTGGCGCTTCAGGCGCTCGACAGCGTCCCGGATCAGCTTCTCGGCGTGCCGCTCAACGGTCATTCAGCGAGGCTCCCGCCAGGGCGGTTCGTCGCCATCGTGGCCTTCGTGGTTGCCTCAGCCTTCGCTTTGAACGCGCCGATTTCAGCCTCAAATGCCTGACGCTCGCGGGCGAGAATCATTTCGTTGTTCATCTTCTCGCGGGCAAGTTCCAGTTCCGCGGCGGCCTTGTCGCGGGCAAGCTCGGCTTCCAGAGTAGCGCGGTCACGCATGGCCTGCTGTTCGGCTTCAATCTTGGCGACCTGAAGCTTGGAGTCGAAGTCAGCCTGCATCTGGGCCAACTCCATCTTCTGCTTTGCCTCAGTCATTTGAATTTCGAGCTTAGCCTTCGCCATCTCCATCTCGGCCTGCGCCTTCATGGCTTCCGGGTCCGGCTGCGGCTCCTGCGGCGGCGCCTCTGCGGGGTTCGTGATGAACCGCTCCGGCGCCTTGATGCCCATACTGTCGGCCACGGCTTCAGCGAGCTGGTAGATGTTCTCCGGCGTCACCAGCGGACCACTTGGCCCGCCCTGCATCTCGACAATGCCGCCAATGCGGTCAGCAAACGCCATCAGCTTCATGGCCCGCTCGTCACGGTTGCCCGAGCCAATGCCGATCTCGATCGTCACATCCTTGCGGCGCGACCAGGATTGCGGGTCGATCTGCACCCATTTGTTCCGCAGCCGGATCGTGTCGGCCACGGTCGCGTTGGACCGCAGCAAGTCATGCACGCCAAGGAACAGGTCACGCACCCCGCCCTCGGCAAACTGACGCGCCATCATGCGGGCGCGCTTCTGGGCCGCGCCGATCAGCATCTCCGCGCCGCCCTTGGTATCGTGCAGCGTGTCGGGGTTCAGGCCTTGAGCATTGCGCACGACGCCCGTGCGCTGCTCCGAGACCGTGTTGAAGTATTCCAGCGCGCTCAGGATGTCGAAGCTCACCGGAGCGGTCTGAATCGGGTTCACAGCGCCCGCGACACGCACAGGCACCGGGCGGCCGGGCTGGTTGTCCAGCAAGGCCGGGATCGTCTCAGGCAGCGCCTTCGACATATCGACTTCCGGGCGCTGGTTCTGGGCGAAGTAGCCCGAGTCAAGCAGCATCCGGTTCAGCGCGGTCTTGACCTTCTGGATCTCCAGCGTCTTGTCCGCAAGGCTGAACCCATAGAACCGGTGCGTCTGCGGGTAAGGCGTGATCGCGGCGAACTCGATGCGGGCGCGCTTCTCTACGTCGAGAATGCACTCCTCGTTGTTGCCCGTGACGATGCGCCAGATTTGCGGCTGGCCCGTGCCTTCAAGGTCGATGCGGATATAGTGCTCGATGACCTCCACGATGCGCAGCTCTTCGATCGCTGCATTGTGAAGCTCAAGGTCGTCGTTCTCGTAAGCGAGGTCACGCGCCTGGCCGACTGAATCCGCGCCGCTCGTTTCGTCAGCGCGGAGCGTTGCGACCTTCTCGGGGTCATAGCCATCGACCAGCAATTGCTGGACGCGGACACGCCGGCGGAACGCGCAGTAGGGCGTGTCGCACAGCTCGACCGTGTCAGGCGAGACCGTGAAGTCCTCGGGCGGGATGCTCTGCACACGGACCATGCCGTTGCGGATCACCTTGCGCGCCGTGACGGCGAACATCTGGACAGGTCCGTATTCCGTCTCGACCAGACCCGCCATCGGCTCTATCGACGTGACCTCAACGCCGAGCTGCTGCAACTCCATCAACTGAAGCTGCGTACACTGCGTCTCGTATTCCTGATATTCCGGCGTCGAGTCCCAGTAGTATTTCCACACCCCGATCTTGGACAGCAGCGCGTCCTTGAACCCGGCATAGAGAAGCTGAAACCCGCGGTTCTGCTGGAAGATCACGTGCCGGACGTAATCCGTCTCTTGCTTCGCAGCGTCCTCGTCCTCGGCGCCCGTCGCCATGAACGTCAGGCCGTCTTCGCCTGCGAGGAAGATGTCGATCAGGTCAGGCAGCGCAGTCTCGACCGCGTCGGCCACATCAGTGGACACGACCTTGGAGCGGTTCTCCAGGGTCGGCATGTCGGGCATCAGGCCCTTGTAATAGTTCAGCGCGACTTCGCGGCTGTAGTTCAGCTCATCATCGTAATCGAAGCCGACAGACTGCGTGCGCTCGGCCCGGAGGATGTATTTCAGCTCTTCAGCTTCATAGGCTATGCCCTTGGGCAGGGCATCGTCGCTGTAGGGCACTAAGCTACTCCGAGGTTGGGCATTTTGATGTTGATGGCCGGGGCCGGCTCTTCGTAGCGGACGCACATCAGGCCGAACGCATCCGCCGCGTGGCTCGACCAGTCATGGTCCGGGCCAAGGCCGACGCCGCGCTCTTCGTCCCGCTTCTCGTGATACCAACCGAGCGCCGCACGCAGCGCCTCGGTCTTGTCGCGGTTGAACCGGATGCGCGGGAACAGCTTCCGGCTCGTCGCAATGCGCTGCATCACGATGCCGGGCGGGCTGTGCACTTTCTCGGTCGAGAAACCCGCCTGTTGAAGCTGGCTCTCAAAGTCCATGCCGGTCGGATTGTCCGCGTGCGTCTGCGCCGCATCGTGCGGCACCACGCAGTAAGCCTTGCTCCAGCCGCGGTCGCGCAGTTCCTGGGTGTAATAGCCCAGCACCTGCCCGCGGCCTTCAATGTAGTCGATCACGCGGATCTCAAGGCCGACAAACTGGGCAATGACCACCGTCATCGCGTCAGCCTTCTTGCCCGGCCCGCCAATGTCCCAGAATGCCCAGACACGGAGGTTTGGATCGACCGGCACGAAG